TATTAATAGTAAAGGCACCTATACCTAAAGATACAGCATTTCCTGTAACTGTGTGGTTAGCGTCAGCAGTAATAGTTAAACTACCTGTGCCTAATGCAAGTCTATTTGGATCTAAATTTTCAGTAACCGAATCTGCAATAATACCTACACTACCTATTGTAATAGCTAGTGAATTTTTAGATACTACTACATTTACATCTGTATCGGGTCCTGATGTAGCAAATGGTAATGCTGATATTGCGTCAAATCCTAAACTCATAAATAATCCTTAAAAGGGGACAGTAGGTATGTGGTGGTGTACTGCCCCCATCTAAAGATTATATCATCGTTTAAACCAAGAAGGAAGACCTAAATGTGGACGTTTGTCAAACATATTATCCTTTGCTCCTGGAGTCTTACGATTATTATAATGCAGAAAAACTTGTACGCATTCTTTGCCTTTGAATTTTTCTCTCCAATGTTCTAGCTCACAACCAGAATAAACCAGCATATCTCCTGGTTTTAAATCTACTTTAATACCTTTTGCTTGGCTAATAGTAGTTATTTTTTTACCATCAGGTATACCTACATTTTCATTTGGACTTAAATATATAGGCCAGTCATCTCCACCTAGATTCATAGTAGTAGATATTTCACAACTAAATCTATCCTTATGTCTTTTAAGCTCATCACCTTTTTTATATATTCTTGCATAGGTATATGCAGGATATAATTTAAATCCTGTTACCTTTTCCATTTCTGGTTGGCATTTAAGCATTAGAGTTTCCATAGCAATATTAGAATACTGACTATAAGTATGTGGAATTTGCTCATCCTGTCCTTCGTAGTGACCTATAATATTTTCAAAGGGTGATATATATCTTGTTGCTTTACAAGTATCATAAACTTGTTTCTGCATTAAAAAATAATTTGCAATAAAAGCTGCTAGGTCTTTTGATATCGCTTGACGGATAACTGTATACTTTTTTTTCTTAAACATCTTTAGCCATCTCTTTTGGCACTGCTTGTATATTCCAATGTATAAATCTAAAAGGCTCTTTACCAAAATCTACACTAAACTCGTGTTCTAAAAATCCTGGAAAGATAATTAATGTACCTGGTGTAGGTTTAAAGTGAATAAGTTCTGAACCTGGCCATACACCTTTAAGATCTGATTTTAATTTTAATTTTGTAGCCCTTGCTCCAGTACGTGGTTCGTGAAAGACTGGGTATGATGTTTTATCACTGCACTTTAAAAAATAAAAACCCGATACGTGTTGATTCCAATGTATGTGCGCTGAATGATGACCACCACCTTTTTTAGCAAACTCTTGTACCCACATTTCACTAAACATAGTATTATATTGTTTCATATCATAACCTTGATGATCTAAATATTCCCAAGACTTTTGACCAATGTAATTTCTAAAATCTAAAAAGTCATTGTCGGCTGTAAGTGGTGTTGAGTGATAGCTTGTACCAAAATCACCCCACTTTTTTATTGTTTTCTTTTCTCTATTTCGTGCTTCTTTAATATATTTGTTAGAAGCTTTGTTTAAAGATTTAACAAACTCTGGTTTTTGTTCTGACCAAATGGTCGTGTTAAAGTAATTATTTATAAACATTATTTAAAAGGCCTTCCTAAATGCCAGACTACAAGACTATATCTTGTGCCAGCGGTTACTGGTTTAACTCTATGCCACACAAAACTTGGAAATACAATAATAGATCCTTTTGGTAAAATCTCTTTACATTGTATTCTATGCTTCGATTCATCTCTCATATGTGGATCATAGTTTCTAAAATCAAATTCTAATTCACCACCTTTATATTCTGAACCATCTGTTAACTGACAAGTCATAGATAGTTTTCTAATTTTTCCGTGATCCCAACTATTTTCTGGGATGTTACCTTTTTTATCTCTTCTATCATAAGGTTCATCCCAACTATCACAATGCCAATCGTAATATTGATTTAGTTTGTATTTTGTAAACTGACAAGACTCACTTCTTTCCCAATCAAAGTTCCAACCAGCCATTGCATTTGCTTTATGCACATATGGATGTAGTTCTTTATATATCCAAGTATCATTTAACCATACTAGATCAGAGTTTCGTTTTCGTTTTAAGTCTAGTACTTCTTGTTTGTTTAATTTTTTTTTATTATTATAACCACCAGTTAATGCCATAACTTCTTTTTGTTTAGTAGCATATGCTATAACATCGTCACAGAATTTAGGTGTTAATACACCACTAAAATACCAATAATAATTAGATATATTCATACGTTATAGTTTGTACGAAATTTAAACTATCCTTTTGATTATTAGTTAAATAATACATATTGGTAGACGGAAACATTATAAATTGATTATTAGTTAATGGTATATCCCAACTTCTGCCTTTACGTCTGTTATCTTCAAAATGTATCCGAACCATACAGTCTTTAACTTTAACACCATATAGTAATGTAAAGTCTGGAGAGTTACGTAAATCTACTGGATCTATGTTTAATAAAGGAACTGTAGTCTCGCTAGGTTTATAGATGTTACCCCACGTGTCTTTGTTAACTAAATTTACACCATACTCAAGACCAACGTGATCTCGCATATATGTATTTAACATATCCCAAGTTCTTGAGAATGGAAATTCTTTGTTTTGAATTATTGATTGTAAAATATCACTTGATAATTTATTTCGGTCAATGTCCCAATCTTTAGGCATCGCCACATCACCAAAATAGAGAGCTTGTTCTGTTAATACTTTCTTCTGCATACCACCACCTTTTTTAATTTATGCTTTTCTGTCTGTCAAGTCCCAAGTTTGATTAGCTTCATTCCAGATGTAAGTCCATCCGTGAGTATCTGCTGTATTTTGTGATTCTTGTTCAGCTGTTAATGCTGGAGCATCACCAATTGGTGATTTCCAAGAAGCTGATTCCATATGTTTTACCCAAGATGCATATGGTTTTTTAGGCCAAAAGATTTGATCATCTTCGTCCCAAGTATAACCTATACCTGCGTAATTACCTCTTAAAGGTGTTCCGCCCCCTGAATGTTGATTGTTTATTGTATTGTAAGATGTTTGAATCCACATTGGTGCAGGCCAATTATTATGTGTTTCTAAATATTGTTGACCTACTGATTCATCTTCAACACCATCAGCATTTAACATATCACTATTATTTAATGTTAATACTGCAATAACTTTTCCGTTAGCTCCTAATTTTGCAAAATGTGCCATAATGTTTCTCCTTATATATTAATTTTAAAAGTTAGTAAATACATATTAATTTTGAAATTTGTATCTAATAATAACGATTCCTGAACCTCCACCATTAGAACCACCAGGATTATTAGAACCATTTGCACCACCGCCACCGCCAGTATTTGTTGTTCCAGATGTTGCACTACAAGCATTTCCATTTGCACCACCTCGTCCACCACCACCTACAGCAACTGTTGCAGTTGTTGAGGGACCGCCTTTACTTCCTCCTCCTCCACCTGCAAAAAAACCTGAAGGCGTTCCATTTGCTGATCCAAATACTGAACTAAAATCTTGACCAGCTCCGCCTGCACCTGCCTCTCCAGGTAAACTTGGACCAGGACTTGGAGGACTTGGAGATGCGGCCGCAGCTATTCCGCCACCACCACCACCTACACAAGGAGAGTTTCCGGTTCCACCAGAATTACCTTGTGGAGGACTAACTGGAGGAGTATTTCCTGCTCCGCCTTGACCATTAGCTTCTCCACCTCCACCACCAGATCCTCCTGCTGAACCATCATCAGCTGCATCATTACCACCTCCGCCACCTGCAGCTGTAAAACTTGAAAAAGAAGAAGCAACTCCAACAGCACCGGCTGTACCAGCAGGAATAGTTGGATTATTGGCTCCTCCACCTCCAACTACAATTGGATAATTTTGAACTGAAACTGTATGACCAGTAGTTCTTTGTGGAATTCCAGGGGCTGCAGAAACTGTTCCTACTCTTACACCACCGGCTCCACCACCACCAACTCCACCACCATTACTACCTCCAGCACCAGCTCCGCCACCTCCTACAACTAGATAATCTACTTGTGTAGATCCACAAGCATTACCTATAGCCGAAACACAAAAATTTCCTGGGCCTGTAAAAGTATGAATTTTAAAATCTCCTGAAGTAGTTATTGTACCACCTGTTGCTTGAATATATTGTGCTGTTGGTGCTTCTTCTTGTAAACCTGAATCTGTTACTAACCAACCTTGTGTTGAATCAATAAAAACTAATGTAACTGCAATACCTTCTGTATCTAAAGTTGCATTAACAGTTGAACCACCAATTTTATCTGAACCGTTTTGAATTAATGTAACTTTATTAGTATCAAAAGTTCCTGCATAATCTTTTATTGCAACAACAGCTCCTGCTGTTCCTGCTGGTAATGTTACATCTACTTCACCTGAAGTTGTATTTACAAAATATCCTTCGCCAGCTACTGCTGTAAAGTCTCCTGTCTTAACTGTTGTATTCCAAGAAGCTGAACCTGTTGCACCAAAACCTGATGCAGTACCATTATTTGTTATGGATACACCAGCAGGAATTGTAAATGTATCTCCACTATCCCCTAATGTAGTTGTACCACACGCTGTTCTTGGACTAATTTTATTTACTTTTATTTCACTCATAATTTACCTATTGAAACTTGTACCTTATTATTACTATACCAGAGCCACCTGTTCCACCAACTTTACCGCCGCCAGCACCACCACCAGTATTAACTGTTCCATTTCCTCCTGTAGCTGTAGTTGGTAAGTTTGTTCCTGCACCACCACCACCAGTTCCTCCCGAACCACCAGGAAAACCAGAACCTCCACCACCACCAGAACGTGCTACAGACGAACCTGATATATTTGTTGAAACTCCTGCTCCACCAGCACCAGCTGGACCTGCTCCAGCATTTCCTCCTGTGCCAGTTGCACCTCCACCTCCACCTGAACCATTATCAGGAGATTGTGGATTAGCACCACCAGCGGCTCCACCCGTTCCACCATCACTTCCTTGAGGGGGACTAACTGGAGGTGTGTTACCACTTCCTTTAGTAAAACCTGGACCACCACCACCTCTACTGCCACCACCTGATCCTCCTGGACCAGCACCACCGGGAACATTTCCTTGTCCATAACCACCACCTGCAGATGTTAAACCTAAAGCACTTGAAACATTTCCTGGACTACCGTTTCCTGGACCATTTCCTCCAGCACCACCACCTCCAACTACAATTGGATAAGTTTGTGCTGAAACTGTAATTCCTGCTGCCGCTACTAATGGACTTGCTGTGTAAGGAGTAATAGGTGCAGTTCTTCCTTCACGAAAACCTCCAGCACCAGCGCCTCCGCCTCCATCTCCACCACAACCGCCACCACCTCCTCCAGCACCAGCGCCAACAATCATATAACCTACTGCATTATTAGCTGGTGTTGGTGAAATTGCATTAACAATAAAATCTCCTGGACCTGTAAAAGTTGCTATTTTTGTATTTGCACAACAAGGTGCTGTCGCTAAAGTATTTCCTACTCCTGAAACTGAAGCACAAATAAAAGGAGGTGTTCCTGTTTCTGTGTCTTCTGCGTTTTGAATATTAATCCAACCTTCTGTTGCATCTACATAAACTAAAGTTAAAGCTTGACCGTTTACACTTAAAGTTAAATCTTGTGCTATACCACCTATTTTTTCTGATCCATTTGGTGATATTGTTAAATTGTTTGTTGCAAAAGTTCTTGTGTAATCTGAAAAAGCAACAATTGCTCCAGCAGAACCTGCTGGTAAATTTGCTGTTGATGTTGAACCCGATGTGTCTACAAAATACCCTTCGCCGTTTACTGGTACAAATGTTCCTGTTTTAATTGAACCTGTTTGCCAATCAACAGTTCCAGTTCTACCAAATCCTGTTTGCGATGCACCTGCTGCTAATGCAATTGTATCACCACTAGCGCCAAGAGTAATAGTATTACTATTCTCGTTAATGATGTTTTGACCACATTGGTTTTGAACGTTATTTACTTTAATTGTACTTGTCATAATTATTGAAATTTATACCTTATTATTACCACACCAGAACCACCAAATCCAGAAGCAGAACAACCAGAACCATTTCCTGCGCCTCCACCACCACCAGTATTTGCTGTTCCATTAACTCCCGGAGTTGGATTAGGGCCTCCTCCTTGTCCACCACCTCCAGTTCCGCCTGTACCAGTATCTCCTGATTGACCTGCTCCACCACCACCGCCAGCGTAAGCTACTGGACTTCCTGTAATACTTGTTGTTGCTCCTGCTCCACCATTTCCAGCTAGTCTATAAGATGATCCTGCAGTTCCTGCAGCAGTTGCACCGCCACCACCACCACCACCTCTATCACCACTAACTGATCTTCCTGAACCTCCTGGAAAACCTTGACTTGGTGTTGTTGGGGGAGTATTACCTGCACCTGCCGTACAGTTTCCACCACCATCACCTCCGCCTCCTGAACCACCAGCTACTGCTGTTTGAGCTGGTGAACAATTTTTAGATCCCCTTCCTCCACCTGTAGAAACTACTGTACTAAAAACTGAAGGAGTTCCTGTAGTTGAGGGATAAGGTGCTCCACCACCAACTGTAATTGGAAAAGCAGCAACTGTTGCTGTAATTGATGTTCCACCTGGATTACCATTTAATGGACTTGCTGTATAAGAATCTACTGGACTTTTAAATTCTCTAAAACCACCTGCTCCACCACCTCCTGGAGAATCTCCTCCTATGCCACCAGCACCACCTCCACCTACAACCACATATGAAACCACATTATTAGCGGGTGTTGGTGATAATGAAGAAACACAAAAAGTTCCTGGTCCTGTAAATGTATGAATTCTATAATCTCCAGATTCTGAAATTGTTCCACCTGTTGCTTGTATAAAAGGAGGTGTTCCTGTTTCTGTATCTTCTGCGTTTTGAACGTTAACCCAACCTTTAGTTGCATCTACATAAACAAAAGTAGCCGCTTGACCATCAATGTTTAATTGTGCATCTTCTGCGACACCACCAATTTTTTCTGAACCATTAGGTGAAATAGTAAAATTATGTGTTGCAAAATTTCTTGCATAATCAGAAAAAGCAACAATTGCCCCTGCTGATCCTGCAGGTAAGTTTGCTGTAAGAGCACTTCCTGAATTTATAAAATATCCTTCACCATCTGCTGCTGTAAAAGTAGCAGTTTTTGGAGTTGTTTGCCAATTAACTGAACCTGATCTACCAAAACCTGATTGAGTAGCACCACTAGCTAAAGTTACAGCTGTGCCTGATCCACCTAAAGTTAAGGTTGAACCACTTTGTTTGTCTATCGCATCTACTTCTATTTTTGACATTATACTATTACTAAAGTTCCTGTTACTGTTATTGTACCAGGTACTGTAATAGGTCCTGCGAGAACTCCATTCTCAACAGTTTGAGTACCGTCCATTGTACCTGCTTGATTTTTTATAAATTCATCAGGAGCCGTTCCACCTCCGATGTATTGGATTCCATTTACTATTGCCGTCATAATTCCTCCTACGAACTAATTGTATCAATAAATGATGTAACAATATCTAAAGACGAAGCAGTATTACTTTGAGCTTTAAGTACATCACCATTTGCTAAAACAATTTTTGCACCACCTTGAATTAGTTCGATTGCAGAGTTTGGTGGAACACTAACATTCTTTGCAATAAAGTGATCGTTTCCGCCATTTACAATCTGACAACTAGCCAAAACAGTTGAAGCGCTAGTATTACAAATTCTGATACCTATAACAGCATCAAAGTCTCCAGCAGTAATTAAAGTGACTGGAGATGTACCAACGTTTCTTTGTAAAT